TGGCCAGCACCACGGCCGGGTCAATCTTGAGCGTTACTACAGACGCATTGGTCACCTCAATGATCATCTTTATATAGAGGTCTTTCGCGCTGCCCTCAGCAACCACCGGCTTGTAGGTTTCCGGGTACTTGCCGACCGCAATCATGTCGCCATCATCATCAAAGAGCCCTACTTCCCGGACCATAAAACCGCCGTCAGCTGTGGGTATTACCGCCTCGACGACGATCCAATTAGGATTCTCAGTATCCACGTCAATAGAGCTGAGTGCACCGCTCCAAACCTGATTGACTAGGGCCGTCTGAGTTTCAGTCGGATTGTAGTAAGCGCCATTACCATCCCCTACTTTCATCTGTGTAAGGTTAACGGTCGTTCCTAGTGCTTGTGCGTTGGCAATTTTCGCCTTGCCAACATTGGTCAGTATTGTATAAAAGTTTTCCGCCATCTAAATCCCTCCTTACGCTACCGCTGGGTAGATCGTCGTAGTGTCTAATACCTGGTACCCAATCCCGAACCGCATAGGGCCTGAACCCTCAATATCGGTTATTGCCCAGGGATAAATCAGGGTATTCTCCCCGGCATTCGTGCAACTGGCATAACTGATCCTGGCATTTGAGGTGAGAAAAATATTCACCTTTTCTAGCCAAGATCGTTCATTCTTATAGGCATTGATCAGCCGATCCAGTAGCTGTAAATCCCCCTCGGATGCACCTTGTTTGCTGGCCTCGACATTCATCCGAAAGTAAAACGGATCTCCGGAATACTCAAACCACTCATCAATCCAACTTCGCCCAAAGACTACCCGGGCAGCTTCCTCGATAGCCGCCGGAGTGCCTTTGATCATGTGCTGACTTAATGCCTTTTTCGCCATCTCACGACGTATTTCGATATCCAGGGAGGCATCAAAAAAATCCGTCTTCTGTTCCCAGGCCAACTGGTTGATCACTGCTGAACTTACCATGTCCATGTCCGCCCAGGTCAGCACATTAGGAATACAGGCAAGCATGATCTGAAACTCGGGATCAACTATTTTACTGGCGGCTATGATATCCGGATCCCCTCGTAAATTGGGAGGCAAAAGATCAAGTAGCTTGGTAGTATAGATATCGCTCATTATTCCAACCCCCCATACGTAACTGTCACAGTATCTACGATAGCCAATTGCGTATCAGTAATGACTGTATATTCCGGGCTGGTTATCACTACTCTCTTTGCTCCGGCCTGAATAATCATGGTCGTAAGCTCAGAGGGATTTATGTCTCTGCCAATTTTACTTTTTTGCCAGGTCGTGAACTCAGTTACCGCTGCACCAACTGCTGCCTGAATACTTAAGGCAAAGCCTGAATCATCCTGGTTGATGTAATAGGTCAGTGTAATATCGTAACTTACTGTTGTTGGTGCCTGGACCGTCAAAGAATCAGTCAATGGCCTCCGCTTCCTATCATTTAGATATGCCTCTACCTCGGATATCAGAGTTCCATCAGGGATCTCTCCATCCTGCAAAATGAATCTTACATCAACTGTCCCCGCCGATGGCGTACTTACTTTTACATCCGCGATCGCAGAGCTGTACTGCTTGGCGAAGTATTCATAGGCTTCCGATGGCCCCGCTACACTAAAGCTTTCCGGCAACAAAAAGAGCCGCTCCCTGTAGTTATCATCATCCTCTACATCAGAACCGCCCTGGCTGGTGACCGTATTGCTTACACTTGCGACATAGGGTATCGGGTCCACAAGTATTTTTATTTGCCCCGGGGTAAAGCCGTTTCCTGCTGTCCCTGCTTCAGTACATTCAACTGCAACGTCAATATATGTCTGACCTGCTGCAATCTCGGCAACAACTTTAGTTGCAAAAAATATGTTATCACCTGGGCTTGATCGGTTGCCAGCCGGAATTGTTACTGCGTTGCTCTGTACAGCTGACAGGCTATACCTAACCGTAGTGACAGCTTTGGCCGCTGGCAACCTGGCCCCTTTTGATCCGTACCTTGCGCCCAAGTTGTCCAAGTAATTTCCGGCTGAATATTTCAAAAGGTTTTGTTTTGCAGAGAAGTCTATCAGTTGGTATGCCTGGAATAGTCTTAAAGCTTGGGCATATATCCAGATCCGAACCGGGTCGCCCTTCTGGAGGGTTTTAGTCTCTCCTGTCTGTTCCAGGTAGGCCGCTTCATATTCCGCCACCATGTTATTTAAAAGAGTCTCCACATCCGTTGTCACAAAGCTGATATCTGGAAGACTATCCAGTGCGGACAATATCGATCACCACCTTTGGCTTAAGCACCCCTTCTGTATTGGCTTCAAAATCTACCTGTTTAACCCGCGCCCTAGGCTCATACTTCTTGACCTTATCTATATATTCCACTGTAAGTTTTGCCCTGGCCTCACGGATCGGCAGATCCAACAGACTCCAGTCAATCCCAAGGTCACGGTCAAAAGGGACCGTGCCTGCTGGAGTAGTGATAATTGTTTTTACATTCTGGATTACTTCATCGATGGCTGTAGCTGCAAAGTTAATCTGCAGGGTAACGTTGCTTAACTCTATGCTCACAAAACCGCCTCCCTACAGCTCTGAAATATACTCTTCCAGGGTAACGTCTACCTTGCCACTAAATATTTCGCCTCGGTTAAAGACCACACCCCATGCCTGGCTAACCGATTTAACCACCCATTTGTCTACACCTAGGGCAACGCCAACTACCAATATTTCTGCCTGGCCAGACCTGGCATACTCCAACCATTTGTTCATTTCCTCCCGGGGATTCACACCGTTATTGCCGTTCAAATGAACAGTAAAAGTGATTGTATCCAGTCCTGGTCCCACAAACTCAGTGGTTGGCTTTTTGCCGATAACTTCGTGCATAGCAAACCGGCTTGCAGTATCCCGATTAAAATCGGTGAATGTAAGTATTCGTTCATCAGACGTCTCAAATATTATATCCTTCCCAAAATATCCGATCATAGATCATCCTACTTTCTACGGGTGATGCGTCACCGGAGTTGGCGGCTCGGGCAACCTGGTGTGACTTATATCAGTATTAACATTGCCAGCAACAGTAGTTATGTTGTTGTCACTAGTGACCGTAATGTCCCCGACAACTGTCTCTGCCAAGGATCCAGCAACATTAATAGTCAGATCCCCACCTACCGTCAGCTTTAAATCGCCAACGGTTGTGATGGCCAATTCTTTGCTTTCTTTGTTGTATTGGATGCTGGTACCATCACCAAAATCACGGCAATATATTTTCTCATTGGTCACCGGCGGCCTGTCTACCTCGTTAAAGTACCGGCCCAAGCAGAACCCTTGAGATATCCCATTACCCAGGAAGAGACAAAGAACTAGGTCGTTTACTTTAGGCATATAGTATTCGAAAGCCATCATCGGAAGATCATTAGAAACTATGTCCTGCTGGTCTTCGAGTGTCACTCTAACAGTCCCTTTGGCCGCATCTATGGAGGACACCTTGCCTATTCGTATCAGATTTTTCAGCATCAATAACCACCTTCTAACACACGATGCACATCAATAGATGTTGTGAATCCATCGCTAACGTTATGTTCCGCCTTGTCAATATAATATCTGCCGTCAAATTTCCCAAATCCGGACACAATGACCGTAAAGCCGGCAACCAAATATACATTGCCGGGCAACGCAAATGACATCGTATATTGCTTTTTATTGGCTTTCCTCAGCTCGGCTTTAGCTACAATCTCAGCCTCAGCTACACTAGCCACATCTTTATTAATCCGCAGTATTTTATTAGAAGTGCCATAGGGCTTTAACTCAAACTGAAGTTTATTGCCTGATGATGGCAAAGTATAAGCCACCACGCATGCATCATAGCCGGTTTTAGTTAATGTTTTCTTAGCAGCCCAGTTTTCAGCCAAGGTCTCTGTGATGGTGCCTACTTTAGGCTTAGCTTCATATTCCTGTTCGGAAAAGATCACTATTTTATCATTATAAATTTTAAGAGCCAGGCCATACTTCTCACAAAGATCGGTCAGGAACGCACAGTCCGGCTGTTCACTCTGTTCAAGATAGCTGATAGTCACTGTTTTGGAAGTATCGTAATAAAGAGTAAGCCCTGCGTCAGAAGCAATATTTGTCGCTATCTTCTGCAGGGTTGCTTTGTTCCATGTCCGGCTTTTATCCGTGTCCCGAAAATCGTTATTCGGCGGCAACGCTACCGCATTCAGGGTTAGTATCCTCGGCCTGCCTGAATATTCGGGTTCATCTACTATGAAAGTGCCACAGACTAGCTTTTGAGAATCCCCCTCAAATCGCCAGTTGGTTGTAAGTATAGAGGCAATAATTTTATCCCCTTGCTCAGGCGCCCATGGTCCGATCCATTTACCGGCATCGTCTTTAAGAGATATAGAAATGGAATCGGCAGTACCGCTCGCATTATCCGTGTAAGTAAATCCCAATAGATCACTAGCAATAGGCGCAGATATATTAACGCCCTGGTAAACAATATCTATACTTGCTCTGCGCGCTAACATATTAAGTCCTCCATGGTGGGAGTGATGCTACACTGGCAACGGTCGTTGTGTCTACATCCGGGACAGTAAGTACCACCCCTGCTGAAAAAACAACGGTGGAGAGGTGCGCGGTATTTGCCCGCATAAGTTGCTCTGTATACTTCTCGTCACCGTAGATTTTTTTTGAAATGGCATCCCACATGTCTCCCTGCTTGGTTGTGTATGTCATTCATATCCCTCCTCTAACTGGGGGAGAATTGGAGTCTGTGTTTATCGTTTTCGTAGCGCTGCATAAACCCCTTAAACTCTGCAAAAGAAGTTTTCATAACTTTGGTTATAACAACCTCGTCCGCGTTGCCATCAACCCTTATTTGTGGCGCAAAGGTTATGCTGGAAGAATCGCGACTAACTGATAAAGACGATCCCAACCCAGCAAGCGACTTTCTTTGCATTTTGGGCTGCGTATTTAGTTCCTGAGTATTCCCGACCCTGCCACCAGCTCCTAATTTTAGTTCCTGAGTATTCCCGACCCTGCCACCAGCTCCTAATTTTAGTTCCTGAGTATTCCCGACCCTGCCACCAGCTCCTAATTTTAGTTCCTGAGTATTCCCGACCCTGCCACCAGCTCCTAATTTTAGTTCCTGAGTATTCCCGACCCTGCCACCAGCTCCTAATTTTAGTTCCTGAGTATTCCCGACCCTGCCACCAGCTCCTAATTTTAGTTCCTGAGTATTCCCGACCCTGCCACCAGCTCCTAATT